CGGTAATCGAACCCTGGCTCGCTACCTTGATCCAGCCGTGCGAATTCTTGCGTGACGATAAAGCGGGCCGGCGCCCCATAGCCGCCCATCGAATTTTTTGCGCTTAGGACACCACAGACGGCCTTCGTCTTATCGGAGTATGTTGCGCTCCTAAATTTCGCAGAATCAGGGTCGTTCAACATGGCAAGAACCCGTTGTTTTGCAGCGTCAATAGTGCGGTCGCCCGATGCACCAGTCTTCCCTCCACTCTGCGGCACGATCCGACTCAGAGCGGCGTTGCACTCCGCTTTCTTGGCGGGGAATTTCAAAGCTCCACAGGCTTCGCGCAATATGTCCGCATCTGTAGAGGCAGCGGCCATCACTGGCAAGAAAAGCGCCATAAGCAACGCTAGACGTTTCATCTCTTTCTCCTTTAAAAGCGCTCACCCTCACGCCAAACAATACGGCCGATGACCAAGCATTCGTTGCCGCGACATGCTCGCCGATAGTATTTCCGCTGATCCGGGTTGTCCGAAGAAAGCCACCATTGCCCCATGTCCCGCGAGAGTCGCTTCACGATTGCTTCTCCTTCGTAGTTCACCGCGTAGATGGCGTTATCCATGAGCGCCTTGTCAGCCAAATTAATTATGACCGTGTCGCCCTCATAGAGGGTCGGCTCCATGCTCTCACCCTTGACTTCAATAGCGATGAGGTGGGCTGGATCGTAACCACGGCGATCCACAATTCGTTTCGCCAGCCCCATGGTTCCGCCATCTCGGCGATCCGGTTCAGGCTGAAAGCCTGTGACGCCAGCCTGTAACTTCAAAGTGACCTTGGGAATTTTGTAGAGCAGAGGCGATTCTTCATCCAGTGGCACTACTTGACGAGCATCTACGGGGATCGGCGTAGGAGAAGTGGGCGCAACCACCATTGGCCCTTCGCCGGTGTCCAGCCATGTTGCTGAGCAGCCGATTACGGCCTGCGCAGCTATGAGGCCTCGCTGAGAGATGCCGCGAGCCTCCCAATTGTTCACAGTCTGCGACGACATATTGAGTTCGCGCGCGATTTCCGCCTGGGTGGTCAGGCCCTTAAGTGTATTGGCTGCCTCATAGAGGCGGGTCATTTGGATGTGCATGTGCGGATTCTCCACAATGTAAACAAAACGTGTTACACGTGGCGTTGACATGTGTATAAACATGGTGTTTAATGGGCGCGTCACCAACTAACTTGGGCTTAGCAAATGTCCGGCGATAAGCAGATTATTGAAACACTAGGCGGCCCGGCTAAGGTTTGCGAGCTGCTCGGGTATGCCAAGCATGGCGGCGTTCAGCGTGTGCAAAATTGGACCGTGCGAGGAATTCCCGCGAAGGTGAAGCTCGACAACCCGCATCTGTTCCCAAACCACGCCTCGAACAACCCCCTCCCACCTGCGGAATAACACCGTCGAATTGCTCGGCCTGATTAGTCACGTCTAAAAAGTTGCAAATGGGAATTAATTTCATATCGGTATTAAAGATTCACGGTTTCAATAAGTATCACATTTCTTTTCGTTAATAACCTCATTTGTTTTAAAGGCTCGCAAATGAACATCCTCGACACCCTCTACAAGACCGCGCACGACTTCGCCGGCGGCTGCGAAGCGCTGGCCCAGCGGCTGGGCATGTCCGCGCAAGTCCTGCGCAACAAGGTCAATCCGAACATCACGTCGAACACCGCCTCGTTGGAAGACGCGGACCGGATCATGGCGATCACCAACGACCACGCCGTCCTGCACGCGCTGGCGCGCAGCCACGGCTTCGTGTGCGTACGCGTCGATACCGGCTCCGTCGCGTCGGACATGGCCGTGCTGGAGCTGGTGATGCAGGTCTGGGCTGCTAGCGGAGACGTCGGCGCCGAGGTGCACGCCACGCTGGCCGACGGCGTCGTCGAGCCGCACGAGATTGAGCGCGTGAAGGCCGCGGTGTATCGCGTCAACCGCTCGCTGAGCGAGATGGTCGGCCGCCTGGAAGGCATGGTCGAAAAATGAATTCCCACCAACCCTGTAAAGGAGAGCTGCATGAGCAAGATCGAAATCAATTTCGACCAGAACAAGCTGATCGACCATCTGCTGGAGACGTACAAGCTGCGCAACGATGCCGCGCTGTCGCGCAAGTTGGACGTGGCACCGCCGGTGATCAGCAAGATCCGTCACAACCGCCTGCCGATCGGTCCGGCAATCAAGCTGCGCATGATGCGCCGCTTCGGGATCTCGCTGGAGAAGATCGACGAGCTGGCTCCGGAGGCTGCTTGAGCACGCCGGCGAAAGAGGCTCCGTTGGAGCCGCATCACGTCATGACGCGGCGGTACTACGAGCGTCTGGCCCGCGAAGCGGCGGCCCAGAAATAGGAAAGGCCCGCTTGGGGCGGGCCTTCGGTACAACGAAACGAACAGGGACATTATCCATGAAAATTCCACAGAAGCATAGCAGGGCGCGGGCGATCCTCGAAACGCTGCTGTCCGAGCCGGCTACGATCTACCAGGGTATTGAGCGCCATGGTCTCATGGGCGTCGGTGAGCAGAACATCCGCAATCTGTACCAGAAGCTGGAAGTCGATCAGTGCGTCGTCAAGAACGGCCTGGTCTACATCGTCACCGAGCGCGCCCGCGCCGAACTGACGCCTGTAGTCGCTAGAACCAACGACGCACCACCTACTGAACCCGCATACCGTGGCAACTGGCAGATCGGCGCGCTGACCGCCGCCACTGCGCGCCGCGCTGGCGCCGCCTTCGGCCTCGATTGGATTCGCCCATGAGCGCCGCCTATCGTTGCGTTGGATGCCAGCGCGAGCGTGGCTCGGCTCACGCTGCCGCATGCCCATTCCGTATGCTTTCCTGCCTGTTCACTCCGGAGGCCGCATGAATACCGGTGCCGAGGTGATGATCGCTGGGGGGGGGCATCAGTTCCAGCACGGGCGCCTGCACACGCTGGATGCTACGTCCTACACGATTCCGTTCGCACATGTGCAACTGCGGGGCGTCAAGGGCACGTTGCTGAAGAACCGCTGGGCATTCGTGCCAGCGAAGTACTTGGTCGAGTTCGACGTGGAAGCGCTACGCGAGGGCGAGATGCGCAGGATGGCGGAGCGTTACGGCGCCGACTCGGATGCATACAAGCGCCTGCTCAATCAGATGGAGGCCGCGTATGAAGCGTGACTCCATGACACTGCCTCTCGATCTCGGCCACGAACTGATCATCGACAACTTTGCGGGCGGCGGCGGCACCAGCACCGGCCTGGAGGCGCGATGCTGATCGAAAAAAGCAAATGGGTCGGCGGCCTAGCCGAGTGGACGGAGGGCGACACGATGTTCCTGTCGGTGGCCTTCACGTGGAAGCTCGACGAAGCCTACTCGCGCGCGTTGTTCGCCAAGGCCTGCGGAATGAAAGTGCTGGCCGGCGGCCCGGCGCTGTTTCTCTCGAAGATGCAGCACGAGCTGGTCGACGTCGCAGAGATCGGCGCGTCATATCCGGACGCGATCGCGCGCCACAATCCGATGGCGACGATCGCCAGTCGTGGCTGCCCGGTAGGCTGCCACTTCTGTATCGTTCCGGCCATGGAAGGGAGGGAATTCACCCTGCTGCCGGAATTCGAGGTACGGCCGATCCTATGCGACAACAACCTGTCGGCGCTGCCTGGCGCGTATCAGGACTTCATCATCGAGCGCTACATCGGCGCCGGCGTGCCGCTGCTCGATGCGAATTCGGGCTTCGAGCCCCACACCTTTGACGCCGAGGTGTATGCGCGCTGGAAGCCGTTAATCAATGCCGGGCGCGGCCCCTGGAGGTTCGCATACGACGAAACCGGCGAGCGAGACGACGTCCTTCGCGTCATGCGCATGCTCAAGGACGAGCCACAGAAGCGCAAACGCGTCTACGTCCTGATCGGCAACGAGCCCTACGCCGAGTGCATGGCGCGCATCCAGGAAGTGATCGACCACGGCTGCGAGCCTCACGTCCAGCCCTACATGAAGCTGGTGGCGCTCGATCGGGAGCCACATGTTCGCTTCGACTGGACGACCCAGAAGTTGAAGGACGTGGCCCGCTGGGCGAACGGTTTCCTGTGGAAGAAAACTCCGTTCGAAGAATACGACCGCAGTATGCGCAAACGCCTGGTCGACACCTTCGATATTCAACGAGGCCTATTCGTATGACCTACCGCTACAAGACCGTCAAGATCGGCGGAAAAACGAAGCTGCTGCACCGGCATATCATGGAGCAGCAGCTGGGCCGCGTGCTGCGCGCCGATGAGCACGTGCATCACAAGAACGGCGATCGGCACGACAACCGGATCGAGAACTTGGAAGTGATGGTGGCAGCGGACCATCTCCGCGAGCACAAGCAGAAGCACGCGCTGCAGGCGACCTGCACTGTGTGCGGGACCCAGTTCACGCCGGCGCCGACGAAGCGTGGTCGCGCGAAGACCTGCTCGCCGGGCTGCGCGAACGTACAGCGCTCGCGTACCGAGAAGGCGACGAAGACGTGCCCGCCGATGGCCCGTGCGCTAATTCAGGCGAATTTCAAGCATGAACAACAGATTGTGAGGGCAGCGTAATGGCGGGCGAATGGCTCAAGATGGAAAGCTCCACTCCCGACAAGCCGGAGGTGTTTGCGATTACCGCGACGATGGGCTGGGATGATCCGGACCTGACCGTGGGAAAACTCTTCCGCGTCTGGCGATGGTTTGATCAGCAAACTGTAAACGGTAACGCTGCTGGCGTTACGCCAGCGTTACTTGATCGTATCGCGGGCGCTACAGGATTCGCAAAAGCGATGATCAGCCAGTACTGGTTGGTTGAAACGGAAGACGGTTTGGCGCTGCCCAATTTCGAAAAACACAACGGCGCAACTGCAAAAGGGCGCGCGCAGACCGCAAAAAGGGTCGCAAACCACCGGTCTCCCTCCTCTGGTAACGATGAATGTAACGCACAGACCGTTACAGGAGCGTTAGCTAGAGAAGAGAAGAGAAGAGAAGAAGTAAACAATAAAAAAAATAAACAAAAAAAGCCGCCAGCTGCGCCGGCGTTCGATCCGGTACCGGCCTTGCATCTGCTCGGAGTCGCTGACCAGACTGCGGCTGACTGGCTGGCTCTGCGCAAGTCGAAACGCGCGACCGTCACCAAGACCGTGGTGGACAACTTCCTGCGAGAGGCCGCGAAAGCGAGCATGGACCTCGACTCCGTGCTGGCCCTCTGCTGCGTTCGTGGCTGGGTGGGCTTCGAGGCTGCCTGGCTGCATCGCGACAGCGCCGCGGCGCCGGGCCGATTCGACGCCACGGCCCACGTGAACCGCAACCGCCCGAGGCCGCAGTGAGCACCGCAGCCAACCTGACCGCGCCTGGCGCCGCGCAAGGTGTCGCCACCACTGCGCCGAATTCGCGCTGGCTCGACGTGCATCCAGCGCTCGGCATCTCGTTGATGGACCATCTGTGGAACCGTCTGGACGGCGCGTACCCCAAAAAATGGAGGGAAAGTTTCCCGAGTCAGCAGTCGATCGACAACTGGCGCGAGAGCTGGGTCGAAGCCTTTGAGGAGGAGTTCGTGTCGCCGGAGGAGGTCAAATCCGGTCTCAAGGAATGCCGCCGCCGATTCCCGTGGCCGCCCTCGTGCGCCGAGTTCATTCAGGTTTGCAAGCCGTACATGGACGCCGTGGCCGCCTACCACGAGGCCGTAGACGGCCTCCAGGCGCGCGGAAAGGGTGAGGCAGGGGTGTGGTCCCACCCCGCGATCTTCTGGGCCACGACGGGCCTCTCGCGCGATTTGATGGAGCAGACGCATGCACAGGTGAAGGATCGGTGGGCGGCGGCGCTAAAGCGGCAGCTAACTCGTGGTGCGTGGGAACCGATTCCGGCCGCCCGCGTCCTGCTGCCGCCACCGGAGCGCGAGGCCATGTCGAAGGAATCGGCGGAACAGTTTCTGCGCAACGTCGGCGCCGCCGGCATCGGGCAGGCGCCGAAAGAGGGCATCGACCACAAGCGTTGGGCACGCGTGGTTTTGGAGCGGCACGCCAAAGGTGACGCAGCTATCACACTCGCAGTCCTGCATGACGCGCAAGAAGCGCTTGGCATGCGCGGCCGTAGCGCAGTCTATTTTTGATCGCATCGGAGTTGCATGAGCGTTGACGTCTTCAGGGTTGGCCGGACTTACCACTATCGATTCCAGGTGCGGCCATTCGCGCGCGTCCAGCGCAGCACGCGCTTGCGCGACAAGCAGAAGGCGTTGGCTGTGGCCGAGCGCGCGTACAACGCCGCGGTTGCGCGCGCCAACGGCGGGGACCCGGTGCCGACGCTGATCGAGCTGATCAACGACTGGCATGCTGTCCGCGCGTGCCACTCCAGCGCGCACCACGTCCGCAGCATCAGGACTTTCACGAAGCTGCACCTGTACGGCATGGGCGACAAGCTGGTGAGCGAATTGGACACCACTACCGTCGAACGAGCCCGCGCGCTGCACCTGGACGGCCGCTCTTTCTCCACCGCAAACCACTGGCTGCGCATCCTCAAGCTGCTGGTGAGCTGGGCCGTCAAGCGCAACATCCTGCCTCGTCTGCCGTGGGACGTTGCAATGCTCAGCGTCCAGAAGCGCCCGCGAGCGATCCTGCCAATGGCCGACGTGCTGGCGTGGTTCGAAGTGATCGACCGCGCCGGCCGCGCGCCGGCGCTCAGCACCGCCGCGCGGCTGATGCTGTGGCTGGGTCTGCGCGAATCCGAGGTGATCACCGCCCGGTGGGAGTGGTTCGACTGGGAGCGCGCCACCTACACGCCGGGCCTGACGAAGGGGCGGGAGGCCGACGCACTGCGGGTGCTTCCCCAGCTGGCCGAATACCTGGCGCCGCGCCGCACGCCCGAGGGGCTGCTGGTCTGCCGCACCGGTGGCGCTCCGTACGGGCCGGGCTTCATGCGTGACGTCATCCAGGCGGCCAACAGCGCGTGCAAGATCAAGGGCATCACCCCGCACCGCCTACGCGGCACGATCGCCACATGGCTGTCGGAGAACGGCGCGCCGGCGCAAGACGTCAAGGCTTTCCTCCGGCACAAGGACATCCGGACGACGATGGCCTACCTCGAAAAGAACATGGACCGAGTCAGCGCCGCACAAGGAAAAATCGCCGAAAAAGCGGGTTTAACACGGCGAGAAAATGGCGAACACCTTTGAATGGAGCCTTATGGATACTGGAACCCATGATTATTGAGGATCATCAGAAACAAACCAGCCCGGCGTCACAGAAGCGCTGGCAAGAAGACAAGAACCAACCGCCAAACGAGGGATCATCATGCTGCAGCGAGTGAAGAAACAAAATGTACAGGCCGCCACGTGGTCGCGCCCGGACCCGCTGGACTTCTGTCTGGCGGTGTGGAAAGACTGGATGGCCAGCTCGGGCCAGCGCAACCTGGGCGCTCGGATCATGGGCGGCCTGGTTGGCGAAAGCGATGGTCATGGATACGACATCCATGAGGCGCAGCACAGCCATGACATGCAGATCGCCGCGGCGACCGATGCGATGATCGACAGTTTGCCGCGACTGCATGTCTGGGCAATCTACAAGAGCTGCAGCATCTCAACAGCATGGCGCTTCCCGAATGCGGACCTTGTGACTGTGGCCACAGAGGCCCGCACCGAGCTGACTGAGAAGCTGAAAAAAAATGAATGTACCCGTAACCTTTTTTAATTTTTTCTGATATAGTGCACGCACACCGGGATTCGTTCGCCCGGAGAAAAGTAAGCCCACCGCCGCAAGGTCGTGGGCTTTTTTGTTTTGCAGCCGCGATTGCGAGGTTTTCATGGAAGTCGATCTGACCGTCGCTGAAGTGCATTCTCGTATCCGCTGGGTTCGCATGTGTATGGCGCTGCTCCTATTTCAAGATGACATGCGCGTCGCGACCGAGATCGCCGGCGCGAAGCAGCGCCGGCCAGCACGCTGGTAGATATGCAAGCGATCCACCACCGTGACCTGATTATCCGGGCTGTACGGGAGCGAGATGCCCGCACGTTGGATAGGCTCATTGCGCAGCTTGTTGATGCTGAGCGCGCAAGAGAGATCCTTCGTGCCAAGGGCTATGGCGCAAGTGGTTTGACTGCCAGCGCGACGGCCGCCCAGGTACCAGAGGCACCGCGCTGATGGCACGATTGCAGACGCTCAAGTCGCGACTTGGAAGCGCCCCGAGTAGGCTGGCGACCATTCAGTCAGGAAGCTGGCGCACGGACAAGCAGAGCAGCACCGCACGAGGCTACGGCTACAAGTGGCAGCAGGCTCGTGCTGGCTATCTGGTGCTGCATCCATTCTGCGCTTACTGTCTGCGTGAGGCATCCATCAGCTACGCGCAGGACGCGGTCGCCATTGGTCTCCAGTGCGCTCGTGCAGGCATCGGCCTGCCGTATGCGCAGGTGGTCGACCATGTGACGCCGCACCGTGGCGACATGAAGCTGTTCTGGGACTCCAGCAACTGGCAGTCCCTCTGCTCGCCACATCATAGTCGCGACAAGCAGCGCGAGGAAGCATCGCTTTAGGCAGCAGGGGCGCGACTGACGGCCAGAGCGAGTAGAAAAGTTATGGAGGCTAACCCTCTGTCCTGCTCGATTTTTTGCGCGATCGAAACCAAAAAACGTATCAGAAAGCAACATTGCACTGGTGCATAATTATCGATGCATCAAGGGAAACATTGCATCCAAGGAAGGGGTGGGGGTGGTCGAAAGTCTGGCCGCCCCGGCCGTCTAGACCGCATGTTCTCCCACGCACAGAATATTTCTCCCGTATGAGGTGGTGTTAAATGGAGTTAACCAGCAAGCAAAGGGCCTTCGCGGATGCCGTGCTGGCTGGAAAGTCCAACAAGGATGCTGCGATAGCCGCCGGCTACAGCGCCAAGACGGCCGGCCCCGCCGGATCGCGCCTGGCGAAGTTGCCACATGTTGCCGCCTTCATCGCCAAGTACAAAAAAGCGGATGCGCCAACACCCCCGCCGCCCCCGCCAGTCAAGCCAGTGCCGACATTCGACGTCAACACGGCGATTATGTTTTCCGATCCGAAAAATTTTCTGCTGGCTGCTATGAACGACCCGGCCGCTTCTGCGGCGCTGCGCGTCGACGCGGCAAAGGCCCTCATGCCGTTTGTGCACAAAAAGGTGGGGGAGGCTGGTAAGAAAGAGGAGAAGAAGGCCGCCGCTGAGAAAGCTGCCGGCCGATTCACCGCATCCGCGCCGCCTAAGCTGGTCGCCGCCGGCGGCAAAAAGGTCTGACGGTGGGTGCAACTCCCGCTTGGGTGACAGCATGCACTGATTGGGAAGCTCGCCTCATCGCGGGCGAGTCGATTATCCCGCCTCCGATCTTTCCGGAGCAGGCGGAGCAGGCTCTAGCCATTTTCAAGGAACTGCGGGTCGTCGACTTGCCGGGGAAACCGACCTTCGGCGAGTGCACGGACCAGTTCGTGTTCGACTTCGTAGCGGCCATCTTCGGCGGCTACGACGCCGAGACCGGTAAGCAGATGATCCGCGAATACGGCCTGCTGATTTCGAAGAAAAACACGAAATCGACTATCGCGGCTGGGATCATGGTGACCGCACTGATCCTGTGTTGGCGGGAGGAGGAGGAACACCTCATCCTGGCGCCGACTAAGGAGGTGGCGGACAACAGCTTTAAGCCGGCCGCGAGCATGATCCGCGCCGACGACGAGCTGATGGACCTGTTTCACATTCAGGACCACGTCCGAACGATCACACACAGGGTGAATCGGAACAGCCTGAAGGTGGTTGCTGCGGATACTGATACTGTCTCTGGCAAGAAGTCCGGGAAGATCCTAGTTGACGAGCTATGGTTGTTCGGCAAGCGCTCCAACGCTGTCGCGATGTTCATGGAAGCGTTGGGCGGCCAGGTGTCACGGGATGAGGGCTGGGTAATTTTCCTGACCACGCAAAGCGATGATCCGCCGGCAGGTGTATTCAAAGAGAAGCTGGACTACTGGCGCGACGTCCGTGACGGCAAAATCGAGGACCCGAAGACACTCGGCATTCTGTACGAATTCCCCAAGTCGATGATCGAGTCGAAAGCCTACCTCGACCCGAAGAACTTCTACATCACGAATCCGAACCTTGGCCGCTCGGTGAGTGGGGAATGGCTGGCTGACCAGCTGAAAAAGAACCAGTCCAAGCAGGACGGCTCATTCCAGCAGTTCTTGGCCAAGCATCTGAACATAGAAATCGGCATGAATCTCCGGTCCGGCCGCTGGGCCGGCGCCGACTTCTGGGAAGCGCAAGGCATCGCGGCGCTGACACTCGATGAATTGCTGACGCGGTCTGAGGTCGCCGTGGTCGGCATCGACGGCGGCGGCCTGGATGACTTGCTCGGCTTGGCGGTAATCGGCCGAGAGAAAAAGACGCGTCGGTGGTTGCTATGGGCTCATGCCTGGGCGCACAAGATTGTTCTCGACCGCAGAAAAGAGATCGCGCCCGCGCTGTTGGACTTTGCGGCGGATGGCGACCTGACCATCGTGGATCAACCCGGTCAGGATGTTATCGAGGTGGCGGACATCATCTGCCGCGTGCGCGACGCGCGTGTGCTACCGGATGAAAAGTCGATTGGCGTTGACCCTGCGGGCATTGGCGACGTTATCGACGAGTTGACCGACCCTGACGTGTCTCGCGGATTCACGATGGAGCAGATTATCGGTGTTTCGCAGGGATGGCGCCTGAGTGGCGCCATCAAGACGACCGAACGAAAGGTCGCAGGTAAAGAGATGGTGCATAGCGGTTGCCGCCTCATGGCGTGGTGCGTCGGGAATGCGAAAGTGGCCCCGACTGGGAATGCGACGCTGATTACGAAACAGATCTCAGGCACCGCAAAAATCGATCCACTCATGGCCGTCTTCAACGCCGTCTCTTTGATGTCGCTGAATCCGGAAAGCAACGCAATTGACCAGGGCTTCGTTTCCTTATGAAAAACACCGCATGGGAGGTCGTACAGAGCCGCGCTTCAATCCCCGGCTCGCCGATCCTGACGAGTTGGCGCGCTGAGCGCGAAGGCGCCCGCCAGGTGCAGAACGCGGTGCAGACGGTCACATCCAGCGATCCGCAGGTCATCGCCATGTTGGGCGGCCACAGCGCAGCCTCCGGATTTGCAGTGACGCCGGAGTCGTCGATGCGGGTTTCCGCCGTCTACGCGTCGGTGCGGCTGCTGTCGGGCGCGATCGCCTCCATCCCTGTGGCGTTGTACCGCGAAAAGGAGGGCGTCCGCGAATCCATCAGCCCTGAGCTTTGGTGGCTTCTCAATGAGGAACCCGCCCCCAGTTGGACCGCCGCCTCGATGTGGGAATGGATCATGCTGTCGATCTGCCTGCGCGGCGATGGCTACGTCGAGATTCGCCGTTCCGGCGCAACCATCAAGACGCTGCGACCATTGCATCCGGACCGCGTGTCCGCGCGCAAGGTGGGCGACTACCTCGTCTACTCAGTGTGCGACGAGGACGGCCAGGTTCGACCTGTGCACCAGGACGACATGCTGCATTTCGCTGGATTCGGCTTCAACGGCATTCGAAGCATGTCGGTGATCCAATGGGCGGCGTTCCAGTCGATTGGCGTGGCGCTGGCCGCCGATACATTCTCTGGCAGCTTCTTCGCCAATGGCGCGGCACCAAAACACGCCATCAGGGCTCCGAACCGGATGGATGAAGAGCAGATCGAACTGCTGCGCGCTGAGTACAAGAATAAATATGCAGGAGCCAATAACGCCGGCGCTCCGATTGTGCTGACGCAAGGCCTGGATATCAAGGAAATGAGCATGACTGCGGAGGATGCTCAGCTTCTGGAGACGCGCAAGTGGCAGGTGATCGACATCGCCCGCGCGTTCGGAGTCCCGCCGCACCTGATCGGCGCCCAGGAGACCACCAGCTCCTGGGGAACCGGCGTGGAACAGACCACGCTGGGCTTCATCAAATTCGCACTCCAGCCGCATATCAACCGCATCCGGCAGGAGCTGAACCGCAAGTTGTTCCGCCGCGCCTCGCCGTTCGCCGAACACAAGATGGAAGCGCTGCTGTCGGGCGACTTAAAAGCCGAAGGCGAGTTCATGCGCCAATCGGTTGGCGGTTCGCAGGGACCCGGCTGGATGACCATCAACGAGATCCGCAAGATCAAGAATTTGCCACCAGTTGAGGGTGGCGACGTGCTGTATCGCCCGGAAAAGCTGGCGCAACCCTCGAAATCGACCAACAAGGACACCAATGAAGAAGATAGCCCAGCTGCTGCGTAACAGCGCCAGTGCAGCGCCGCCGAAAATCGTCGCCGAGGGCGAACCGGAGGTGCTTTACCTATACGACATCATCGATCCTTACTGGGGCGTCGGTGCAGCGCAGTTCAACAAGGCGCTGGCGGGCATGAGCGGCAAGAAGGTGACGCTGCGCGTCAATTCGCCAGGCGGCGATGTATTCGACGGCCGCGCTATGGCCGCCGCTATCGCGCAGCACGGGGACGTGCACGCTGTCATCGAAGGCCTGGCCGCCAGTGCCGCCACCTACGTCACTGCCGCCTGCGCTTCGGTGTCGATCGCAGCCGGCAGCTTCTATATGATCCACAACGCGTGGACCATGGCCTACGGGAACAAGGACGATCTGATCAAAACGGCAGATTTGCTCGGAAAGATCGACGATTCGATCATCGACGACTACGCCAAAAAGACCGGAAAGTCGCGTGACGAGATCGCCGCCTGGATGGATGCGGAAACCTGGTTCACCGCCGAGGAGGCTGTGGCGAACGGCTTCGCCGACACGGTTTCCGACTCGGCCAAGGTCGAAAACAAATGGGATCTCAGCGCCTACAACAACGCACCACCGCCACCACCTCGCGATGACACCGCAGAGTGGGATGCGGTCCGCCAGCGCAACGCCAATCGTCTGCGCCTCCACGAAATCGGATAACGCACTCGCGCAATCCTCCTCCAGCCGCCCCGAGCGGCTTTTTTTACGCCCGTAGAAAGGGAAATACGATGAAATCGATTCAAGCACTGCGCGAGGAACGTCAGCAACTCGCCAAGGAAGCCCGCAACCAGCTGGAGCAAAAGGGCGACCGCGCCTGGACCAAGGAAGATCAGGCGACATTTGATGCGCGCGCCGACAAGATCGAGGCCCTCGAAAGCGAGATCGCCTCGGTGGAGCGCCTGATGAAATTCGAGATCGAGGACAATAACCGCGATGTCGAGGAGTTCCGCCGCAATCCCGACGCGCGCGCCGAGAACAAGCCACGCGCGCTGTTCGAGAAACTGCTGCGCGAAGGCCCGCAGGCACTGAGCCGCGATGAACTGGTCGAAATCCGCAACACCATGTCGACGACCACGCCGTCGCAGGGCGGCTACACCGTGCAAACCGACGTGGCCAAGGAACTGATCGACGCGCTGAAGGCTTACGGCGGCATGCGCGGCGTCACCTCCAGTATCACCACTTCGCAAGGTAACCCGCTGGGCTACCCAAGCTCGGACGGTACTTCGGAGGAAGGTGAGTGGGTCGCGGAAAATGTCCAGGCTTCGTCTGCCGACCCATCGTTCGGCACCGTGGGCCTGAACACCTTCAAGGCCAGCTCGAAGATCATCACCATTCCGATTGAGCTGCTGATGGACAGTTCGATTGACGTGATCGCGATGGTCAATAAGCGCATCCGCGACCGCTTGGGCCGCACCATGAACAAAGGTTTCACCACGGGCACCGGTACCGGCCAACCGACTGGTTACGTCACTGCGTCCGGCGTGGGCAAAGTCGGGGCCACCGGTCAGACTGTCACCGTGCTGTATGACGACCTGGTTGACCTGCAAGAATCGATCGATCAAGCATACCAAGATGCAGGCACCTGCCGCTTCATGATGCACCAGCAGACTCGCAAGGTCGTCCGCAAGATCAAGGACGGTGCTGGCCGCCCTATCTGGGCAGAGTCGTACGAAGCGGGCATCAAAACCGGCACTCCCGCTCAGCTGCTGGGCGCGGACGTCACCATCAACAACGACATGGCGCAGCCGGCTGCCAATGCCAAGACCATCGGCTTTGGTGACTTCAGCCGCTACATGATCCGCGATGTGCTGGACATCATGCTGTATCGCTTCGACGATTCGGCGTTCGCGACCAAAGGGCAAGTCGGCTTCCTGGCCTTCTCGCGCGCCGGCGGCAATCTGTTGGACGTCAACGGCATCAAGCTGTACCAGCAGTCGGCCACCTAATCCCGTCCACCGGCGGCGGGCTTTGGCCCGCCGCACTTCCATCGGAGAGAACATGAGTAAGAACCAACCGAAAGCCAGTTCCGCGACAGCGCTCGAAGGCGAAGTCAAGGCCCGCCTGCTGATCGACTGCGACCTGGGGAAATGCAACGACGTGGTGTTGATTGACGCGCAACTGGCCGAGACGATGAAAGATGTCATCGACACCACGCCAGCCGCCGTCGAATACGCCGAATCCATCGCGAAAGAATAATCATGACAGTCCGCCTGCTTTGCGCTTATTCGATCTACCCGCAGAACGCCATCGTCACCCTTGATGCGGGGACTGAGGCCGGCCTGATCGCAGCCAAAACTGCATCGGCTGACACGACAGGCGGACTCCTATACGTCGCCCCTCCCGTTCCCGTCCGATTGTCCGGACAAGCCGCCATGCCCAAAAGGACGATTTCCGGACCTATCGCCTTCGTTCCTGATAGCCCAGTTTCCGGCGGCTCCTGCTCGTTCGGGTTGGTCGCTGACGGGGTTAATGTGCCGGACTTCTCGGCGTTTAGCGCCCATTCCAGTGACCTGGGCTATCTCAACACGGCGGGCTATCTTAATTTGGTGGAATGCTTCCACCTTGCCGGCGTAAATTTCTACTCGATATCGCAGCCTGCCGTTCAGACAGTTGCAGACACCACGGCGCCGACAGTTACTGGCGCTGCCGTGGCAAACACTACTCCGACCGTAATTGCAGTATCGATCAGCGAAGCGCTCGCGTCAGCGTATACGCCTGACGTTTCGACATTTTCCGTTGCCGGCCACCCGATTGTGCAGGCTGCGATCACCGGCTCCACTCTAAATCTCACGACGAGCACGGCTTTTGTCAATGGTGAGGCCGCACGCACTCTTTCCTACGTTCAGCCCGCAACAAATGGTCTGCGCGATGCAGCTGGCAATTTGATGGCTTCATTCTCCGGCCGCGCGATTACGAACAACGTTGCACCCGCCGATACCACCGCTCCGGTGATCCAGTCGGCCAGCATCAACGGTGCGACGCTGACGATGGTCTACAACGAGACGTTGACCAGCAACAACCCGACGCCAGCAGCGTTTGCCCTGGTGCTCGATGGCGGCGCCGCAGTGGCGCCAATGAGTGCCGTCGCGTCTGGTACGAACGTTGTCTTGACCTTTGCCGCTGCTGCTACGGCTGGCCAAGTCGCCACTCTCGGCTACACGCCAGGGGCTGTTGCGATCAAAGACGCAGCTGGCAATAACGCAGCAGCGCTGGTCGGGCAGGCCGTAACCAATGGCACGCCGTCGGCGGGAGCGACTGCCGGGCGTCTGACTTCATTGCTGCGCATGACGGAATCGGGTTCGGTTGCGCCGTACACCTACACCGGTACGGGTGGTGAATTTTCAGGTTCAAACGGGGTTGATGGTGAAGGCCGACTGACTGTAGCCTTCCAAAATGGAGTTGATGGATCAGTAACGATGCAGACGCTGACCACGCCGGTGGCAACTACTGGCCCAGAAACGTTGCTGTCGGTTGATGTATCGAATGCTTCAGGCATGCGTTATGGGACTATGGATTACGCCCTGGTCAACCATCCGGCCGGCTACAGCACCTTCACGAATGGCGCGGCTGGTCCCGCCTCAGCGGTTCTGGGCGCCGCAAACGATTATCAGCGCGTCAGCCGCGTCGGCTCCTCGCTGCTCTTCGATGTGTCGAAAGATGGCGGCGCGACATGGACCAATATCCGAACATTCACCGGTGTTTCCACCGGAGTGTTGTACGTGTTTGTCCGGACCGCCTTTGCGGCGCAATTCACCAACTTGATGACGACGGGGTTGGCATGATTAATGCCCTTCGGCGCGGCGTGCCGTACGTTGATTTCACGACGGCGGATCTGAACTGTGTATTTGACGGTAACTCGATCGTGGCTAACGTTGGTGCTTCAACCGCCGCAAAGGGAATGGTCTCGCAACTCGGCCTCATCCCACCGATCAATGGCCGCACCGTGATCGCCAACATCGGAGTTAGTGGCCAGACCATTGGTCAGTCGACGGCCACCACGGCGAGCATGCGCGGCCGGCGGGCCGCTTTCCTCGACCCGCTGTGGGTACCAGGGAAAACGAATATCCTGTTCGTTCTGGAAGGCACCAACACGGTCTGCAACAATCCTGGACGTACTGGACTGCAGGCCGCTGCTGACTTGGCGGGATACTGCGCCGAAGTGCTGGCGGTACACCCCTGGAAGATCGTAATGCTCCTGACGATCCCACGCTTCAATATGACACCTGGCATCTATCAGAGTGATCTGCCAGCGGGCAACGCCGAACTGCTCGCATTCAATAAGTACGTGATGGAGAACTATCGCTCGATGGGCATCAAGCTGTGCATCGATCCGATGCTGCAATCAGATGGCATATTCACAGCACCGGCTGCGGCGACCAACACACCGGCGAACATGTCCCCATTCATGGCCGACAAAATTCATCCGAACGACGCCGGTCATCTGAAGTTTGCGCAGTATATCGCGGCGGTCCTGCCGCGACTTCCCGCGCGCTAGCACCTATTTCTTGGCGGCGTACTTGCCCCACGTTGTTTTCAAACACTCCTCAGGGACTTCCCTATGACCAAAATCCGGACCGTCGCTCCTGCAGTAATGGCCGTGACGCTTGACGCCGCAAAACAGGCGTTACGCATCGATGGCGGCGACATGGATGCGCTGGTAGCGATCTGGACCAAGGGCGTCATCGGCAGCCTGGAACACGAAATTGGGCAGTGCCTGATGGAGCAGACCTGGGAGGTCCGCCTGGCGGCCTTCCCTGGTGTCCCGTGCTGGTACGTTGGTCAACCTGCACCCAGCAGCGTCGCCGCACCGATCGATCTGCCACACCCGACCATGAGTGTGACGACGGTGAAATACATCGATCCAACGGGAACTGAGCAGACGCTGGACGCCGCGGCGTATCGTCTCAATGTCGCGCGCTATACCAGCACGATCACGCCAGCGCGCGGAGGCCGCTGGCCGGCCACCGCAGAGGACGACGCAGCAGTGACGGTCACTGTTGTGTGCGGCTACGGGGACGACCCGGCATCCACTCCAGATGAGGTGCAGCTTTACATCCTGGCGAAATTGGCCGAGCAGTTCGATCCGGCCAGCCGAATGGAGCGCGACACCGTGCAGTCGGCGTTCGTTGGTAGCCTGCTTGATCGTTGCCGGAGCCGCGCATGAGTCTTTCCGGCCGCCTCAACAAGCGCATCGAACTCTGGACCGTGGGCGAAACGCGGGACGAGATCGGGCAGCCAGTGGACGGCCCGGTGTTCATCGCTACTGTCTGGGCCGAGGTAAAGGATAAAGACGGTGATCTCGCCGTCGAAGCCGACCGTCAGCAGCGCACCGTGAAGACGAACATCACCATCCGCTACCGCGACCTGCCGGATAAACTGACCGCGCGCTATAAGGGCAGCGAGTATCGGATTGACGCCACGCTTGGACAGGACAACCGCTCGCTCGTCCTCGCGGCGATCAAAATCGGGAAGGTTCCCACGTGAGCAGGGGTTTCAACGTTGACCTGTCGCAGATCGCCGGCCTGCAGCGCGACATCCGGGAGTGGGGTGAGAACGTCAAGGACGAAGTGGCGATGGCCGGCGTCGCCGCCGGTGCACGCGTGCTGTATCACGAGGCGCAGGCGAATGCTCCTGTATCCGACGAAGCGCACACCTTCTACGGCCGCGCATCGGTGCGCACCGGCGTGACGTATACCTTTGCTCCTGGCAATCTTCGCAATTCGATCTACCGGAAATTCTCGCCGGAATACAGCGGTCCATCGCGCAAGGAATACCGCATCAGCTGGAACCACCTCAAGGCGCCATACGGCCACATGGTGGAATTCGGCACATCGCGCGCAGCGCCGCACTCGTTTATCGGCGCCGCGCTGTCGGCGCTGCCGGAAGCCTACACCTCAGCAAAGGTCGCCATGGGCGCCCAGCTGGTCACGATTCAAAGGCGGTAGATATGAGCATGGAATCCCTGATCTTTGATGCGCTCAAGGGTCTGGTGGACGAGCGTGTCTATCCGGCAGTGGCGCCCGAGGACGAGCCCACTCCCTACATCGTCTGGCAAGTTCCGGGCGGTGGCCAGGCGATCAACTTCGTCGACGGCGGACAACCCAGTAAGAAGAATGCTCGCATCCAGCTCAACGTGTGGTCGAAGTCCTTGGCCGAGGCGCTGCGCATCGCCCAGCAGGCTGAAACGATCATGCGCGCCACCACGGCGCTGAGCACCACGGTGCAGAGCGATCAGCGGACGCGATACGAGGAGGACACCAAACTGCACGGCACCTACCAGTTCTTCAGCTGCTGGGCAGATATCTCGCCCTAAACAACACCGAGCCCGCTAATGCGGGCTTTTTTGCTTTCTGGCCCCTTGAGGGGCAGTCAACCAGCCGCCGCAAGCGGCTTTTTTTTCGCCCATCGAAAGGACTCTCAAATGAGTGTATCGCTCCCCAACGGCATTATCCTGGCTCTGGCCACGGCGTATGCCACGTCCCTGACCGTCACCACCGCTAGCAATGCGTCGGAGACGGTCCTGGGCGTCACCAACACGCTGGCCGCCGGCGATCTGGTCGAGTACACCTCCGGCTGGTCGCGCGCGAACCAGCGCATCTACCGCGTGAAGGCGCCGTCCGGCTCCAGCGTGACGCTGGAAAATCTGGACACCACCGACACGACCCTGTTCCCGGCTGGCAGCGGTGCCGGATCGATCCGCAAGATCAACACCTGGACCCAAATCCAGCAGGTGATGGAGTTGACCAGCTCCGGCGGCGAGCCGCAGTACCAGACGTACTCCTTCCTGGAGGACGACTATGACCGCCAGATCCCGACCACCACGTCCGCGCAGTCGCTGACGATCCAGGTGGCCGACGATCCGACTCTGGCCGGCTACCAGGCCATGAAAACGGCCGCGCAGTCCCGCCGCGTCACCGGCCTGCGTGCCACGCTGCCTCAAGGTGGCGTGATTCTCTACAACGGCATCGTCGCCTTCGACGAGACGCCGACCATGCAGAAGGGCAACGTCATGGCCTGTAACGGCGGCTTCGCGCTGCAGGGTAAGCCGGTCCGCTACGCCAGCTAAACGAGCAAGTAGCCATGCCCGCAGCAACGCGGGTTTTACCAGCCGGGATAGCTTCCTGGCTGGCTTTTTACCTCCCCCCCCAGAAAGAGAAAACGCTATGGCAATCAAACTCGGCAACAACCCGAAGGACTTCAAACGCCCTGTGCATGTCGTCAAATTCGACGGCGCGAAGGACTCGATCACCTTCACCTTCATCTACCGGGACAAGCGCCAATTCGCCGCGCTGCTCGACGAGCGCGCCGGCGCTACCCGCGCCAAAGACGAGGCGGCCGTGGCCGCCGCCAAGGAATTGGACGATGCCGGTGGCACGCCCGCTCCGGTGAGCATCCACGACAACTACCTGGAATGGTCGAAGGACAGCGCCGAGAAGGTGCTGCAGATCGCTAATGCGTGGGATTTGTCGGAGCCGCTGTCGGTTGAAAACCTGCAGCAGCTGGAAGACGAATTCCCCGGTGCGCTGGAGGAGATCCAGTCCGTCTACCAAAAATCCGTCGCGGAAGTCCGCGTAAAAAACTAGAGGCCGTCGCGCGGGAGATGTATTCGGCCCCACCGTCCCGGCATGCGCTGGAGGCGTGGGGACTACTCCCTTCCGATATCGCGGCGGTGGAAGTGTTCGAGGAAAACATTCCGGCCTTCGACCTGTTTTGCTACATGAGCACGCAGTGGATGGTGGGGATGGCCGGCGCCACCGGTCTGAAATATGAGGTGGCGCATCACAAGCTCGACCGGTCCAGGTTGGACCCTGAAGAGTACGAGGGCCGCATGCATGACTTGCGGACCATGGAGCAGATCGCGTTGCAGGTAATGCGAGAACGGCAAAAGGAGAAGTGAATGTCTGATCAAATCGGCTCGGCATCAATCGGCCTCGCAGTAGATTCGAGCGGCGTCGATGCTGGTTTGAACACCATGGAGGCGACGGTCTCGCGTGCCGCACGCAGCCTGTCCACTCTGGGGCGGCAGGGCGCCGCTGCCGTTGAAGGTATCGGCACCGGCGCCAGCACCGCGTCGGGGAACGTCAGCCGCGCCACGCGCTCGATCCAGAACGACATTCAACGCACGACGGCCATCACCCAGGCCGGCGAACGCGGTACGCGCGCGTACTATGAGGCCCTGGCCAGCCAGCGCGGCGCCGACGTCAACGCGCTGCGCCCTTTCCTGGACCAGCTGGAGCAGGTACGCACCCGCCAACAGGAGGCTGCTGCGGCGGCCCTCCGCAGCGGCCAAGCCTTCAATACGCAATCCCAGTCCGCCGCACAGCTCGCCGCCAACCTGCGCGTGGTCCCGGCGCAGTTGACCGACATCGTGACGTCGCTACAAGGCGGCCAGGCTCCGTTGACGGTCTTCCTGCAACAGGGCGGTCAGTTGCGGGACATGTTCGGCTCCGCCGGCGGCGCTGCACGCGCACTGGGCGGCTACCTCGTCAGCCTGATCTCGCCGCTGACCGTGGCAGCCGCAGCGGTCGCCGCCCTGGGCGTTGCTTACAACCAGGGCAGCAAGGAGGCTGATGCCTATCGCAAGTCCATTATTCTGACTGGCAACGTGGCTGGCGTTACCACCAGCCAGTTGGCGGACATGGCCAAGCAAGCATCCGCGACGGCCGGCACGCAGGCCCAGAACGCCGATGCGCTGGCGCAGCTGGTTGGGACTGGCAAGGTGGCCGCCGATCAGCTGACGAAGTCGTCCATCGCGGCTGTGCAGGCGCAAAAATATCTCGGCATCGCCGTCGAGGACACAGTGAAGAATTTCGCTGATCTTGGCAAAGATCCGCTTCAGGCCACGCTCAAGCTCAACGAACAGTACAACTACCTGACGCTGTCCACCTACAAGCAGATCAAGGCTCTTGAATTACAGGGGCAGACAGCCGCCGCCGCAAAGGTCGCACAGACAGCCTACGCCGACACGCTGGCCGAACGCAGCAAGCAGATGGAAGGTTCGCTCGGATCGCTGCAAAAAGCCTGGAACGCCACCGGCGGCGCCGCGAAAAGTGCCTGGGACTTCATGCTCGACGTCGGCCGCGAAGACACGATTGACGACAAGATAAAAGCTGCCGAAAAGGCCTTGAAGGCGGCCAACCTGGCGCGCTTCTCGTCCATCGGCACTCAGTCGGAGCGTGACTCCGACCGCGATGAAGCGCAGCGGCAGTTGGATCGCTTGAAGAACATCAAGAAGGTCGGTGATTTGACCGCGCAATATGCGGCTGAAGATGCCAAGAGCCGGGACGCTTCTTTGAAGTTTGATCAACAAGAAGAGCAGTATTTGTCGCGCATCGAAAAGCAGAAGCGTGACATCAAAGCTGCGGACACTCTTGGCCGAGCTGCCGCCGAGCGCGGCGAAGATCCTGCCGTCACTGAAGAGCGCATCCAGAAGCGTATCGCACAGATCCGCGCCAGCTATGCCGACCTGAATAATCAGGGTATCGAATCGCAGATCGCGGCCGTGGAGCGGCTCGGGCAGGCGCAGGAGTTGGCCGCTCAGCGCGCACGCATTCTGCTGCAAGGTGACCAGGATGGCGGTTTCAACAAGTCATTCGACAAACAAGAGGCATATCTTAAGGGTGTCGCGCAGCTCGATGAGGCGGATCTCCAACGCCAGAAATCCATCCTGCAGAAAAAGCTAGCCTTGGCCGCACAGGAGACCGTCAGCGAAGATAACCGGATCGCCCAGCTGGAGAAGCTGGCCGCGTTGCGTAACGAGATCGCGAACAAGAATGCGGAAATTGGTAACCGAGAATTAAAATTGTCGGTTGATCTTCGCAATGCTGACGTCGCGCGGAACCGGTCAGCGTTTGATTCGATGGACGCTTCGCTGTCTGCCCGAGAGGCTGACACCGAAGCACTGAAGCAGCAACTGCAGGCCCAAAATGACCAGAACGAAGCCATTGGCCTGACTGGTAAGGCGCTGGAGGATCTCAATACGAAACGCGCCGAGGAACTTGCACTCAGACTTTTGGAGAAGGCCGACGTCAAGGATTCAATTCTCGGCTTGGAAGGCGAGGCAGAGGCGTATCGCCGGCAAGCGCAGTTCGTGCGTGATCTGAATCAAGCTCAGATCGCGGGCGCCCGAAAAATGGCAGCGGTCAACGTCTACAAGTCGTTCTGGGACTCTGTCGACAAAGCCGCCGAGGACGCCTTCACCCACATCGGCGAAGGCGGCAAGGCCGTGTTCGATCGTCTAAAGGACAGCCTCAAGTCCGGTCTGCTGGACGTGCTGTACCAGCTCACCGTCAAACAGTTCCTGATCAACATCAAGACGAACCTCTCGGGCGATCTGTTCAGCAGCCTGTCCGGCGCACTCGGGACTGATGGCGCGGGATCGTCCGGCACCAGCCTGCTGGGTACCGCGTCGAACTTGTTCACCATTGGTAAGACGATTTACAGCGGCTTTTCGACCGGCCTTGCCAGTTCTCTCGGCAGCCAGATCGGCAGTCTGGGTAGTCTGTTCGGTTCCGAGGCGGTGTCGGCGTTCGGCACCGGCCTGTCGTTGACCACAAGCCAAGCCGCCACCGCTGCGAGCGCATATGGCGCCGCTGGCAACACCGCAGTGGCCGGCGGCCTGAGTGCGGGGGCCAGTGCGGCCTCGGCGATCCCGATTATCGGCTGGATCATCGCCGGAATGGCTGCGAACGATGGCTTCTATAAGCAAGGCTATAGGATCGACGGCCAGCGCGGTGATATCACCAAGGAACTGCTGCAGAGCACGCTGAAAGGCAACATCCTCGGCCCGATCGGCGCCACCGCTACGGTGGGCATCGGCGCGGCTGACTCGCTGCTGCAGAAGCTCGGTCTGGATAGCCGCACGGCGTCCCTTCTGTCCGGAAGCTCTCTGTGGGCCAAAGCGTTCGGCCATCAGTCGCCCACGGTTCAGGCATCGGGCATTCAGGGCACCATCAATTCCACCGGCGTGACCGGCTCCAACTTTGCCGATATCCTGGAGAAGGGTGGCTGGTTCCGGAGCGATAAGCGTTACACCAACACGGCGGCATTTGACGCGGATACCGATTCGGCCTTTGACAAACAGGTCACCTCGATCATTTCCGCTGTCAAGGGATTCGGCTCGGCGTTGGGCGAACAGACCACGCAGATCGACAGCTACACGAAGGACTTCAAGCTGACGCTCACCGGCGATGCAACCAAGGACAAGGACGCTATCAATGCCCTGTTCTCCGGCGTCGGCGACGATCTGGCCACGCTGTTGATCCCATCGATCAGCAAATTGAGCGAAGAAGGTGAGACGGCCTCCACGACCCTCCAGCGCGTGGCCAACGACTACACCGTGATGAATGCCGCGCTAGGAGCTATCGGTCTCAACTTTGGCGCCGTGGGCGCGTCGTCTCTGGAGGCGCGTGAGAAGCTGATCACGCTGACCGGCGGCCTGGACAATTTCGTCAGCCAGGCTGAGTTTTTCTCGCAAAACTTCCTGTCCGAGGCCGAGCGCACGGCGGCTGTTCAAAAGCAACTAGACGCCGCCTTCGCTGATCTGGGCGTGAAGTCTATTCCGAAGACTCGCGACGAGTTCAAGGCGTTGGTCCAAGGCCTTGACCTTACCACCGAGGGCGGTCAAAAAATGTATGCCGGCCTGCTGGCGATCGAGCAGGCGTATGCGTCGGTCACGCCTCAGATAGATGCCGCCGCCGTCGCGCTGACCCAGCAGAAAGAGCAGCGCGCGCTGGACATCCAGCTTATGCAGGCGCTAGGCAATGAAGAGGGCGCCCTGGCCGCCACGCGCTCCGATGCGTTGGCCGCGCTGCTCACCGACCAGGCGCGCATCACACAAGCTCAGATCAATGCCGCCCAAGATGCGAAGAAAGTATTTGATTCGCTGACCGGCGTTGCCGATGGCGCATTGGGACGCCTGTCGACCGCGATCAATGCCGAAAAGGAGCGCATCAACACTGCATATGCTCAGCAGTCCGATGCTATCCGCGCCGCCACGCAAGCGTCGGTGAAGTCGGCGCAGGACAGTTTGCAGGCGGCACAGACCCAGCAGTCCGCCATACAGACTGTGTTCAACGCGCTGGACAGTGCCTTGGGATCGACCAAGATCGAATCCGACGCTGCCACTCTGGCCCGCCGCCAATCGGCTCAGCAGGTATTCGCCGCGGCGATTGCGAATCCCGGCGACCTGGCGAACAACAAATCCCTGACCGACGCTCTTGCCACTATTACGGGCCAAGGTAACGAGCGGCTGTTCGGGACGTTTGAAGAGTACGCCCGCGACCAGGCGCGCACCAACAACGCCATCGCGGCGCTCAAGGATACTGCCGGCACCCAAGTCGACAATGCGGCACTGACCGTGAAAAAGCTCGGAGATGCGATCGACGCGATACAGCTGGCCGGCGAGAAGCAACTGACGCAGCTCCAGACGGATAGCCAGAGCCAGCTGGACAAACTCGACCAGCAACTGGCGAACGACACGGCCCAGATCGATGCGCTGAAGGGAATCGACAACTCGGTGCTAAGTGTGAAGTCCGCACTGGATCTGGTCGCCAGCGCGATCAATGCGCTCAAGGGAAACACCACCGGTCAGCAGAATTCCAGTGACGTATTCACGGCCCAGATTCAAGACCTGTATCACTCTCTGCTCGGCCGCGACGGCAAGCAGGAAGGTATCGACTTCTGGGTGAATGCGCTGAAATCGGGCGTGTCGCTGGACCACATCCGGCAGGAGTTTATGGACACCACCGAGTATCAAAATTCACATCCGGTGTCGAGCGCGACTATCCCATCGATCGATAGCGACCAGGTTGCCGCGCTGATGGCAAGAGTCTCTGACCCGACGCAAAACAGCACCGCGCTTCTGGCTGAGGTTCAGCGCCTCACCGAACTGACGTCGGCTCAGCAGGTGACGCTCAACGCCATCGCGGCCAGCACCGGAATTGCAGGCGACGTATTGGATCGCGCCCAAAAAGGTCAGCCACTCGCAACGGAGGCAGTGTAATGCCCGCAATCCTCAACATGCTGATCCCGACCCCGATTTCGGATGCTCAGCTTGTCAGTTCGACGGTTATCGAAAATGACTACCCCGTGTGGAACTCGATAACCGTCTACGGCCTGGGTGTGCGTTGCATCAAGGGGCACAGGATCTACGAAAGTCAGGTGGCCGCTGATGCCGCTAACAAAAATCAGGGCAAAGATCCGGAGGACTTGACTACGCAATTCGGCACCGTTGTGTACTGGATCGATGTCGACCCTACAAACCGTTACGCGATGTTCGACGGGTACGTCAACACACAAACGGTGGCCACGACCAGCCTCACCGTTGTCGTGCGTGCTGGCGCATTCAACTGGATTTACCTCGATGGCCTCGACGCGAAAAACATCGACGTTACGGTCCGAGACGCACCAGGCGGCAACGTGATTTTCACCCTCTCGGGATCACTTCGCGGGAATCGCCCATCAACCTACTGGCAATACTGGTTCAACGCCTTCAACACGGTGCGTAGCAAGGTGATCGGCGGGGTACCACCGTACGGAAAGATGGAGCTGACGCTCACGCTCAGTGCCCCATCTGGAGTCACAGTCAAGTGCGGAGTGCTGGCCGTGGGGATGGTCAAGAAGCTGGGGCGGACCCAGCAAAACGTAGAGGCAAAGCCAAAAAACTATGGCTTCGTGAAAGTCGACGCCTACGGCAAGAACTCCTACTCGCCTGGGAAAAAAGCGAAGGATTTGACCGCCACCGCGCTGATCGACAGCAACGAAATGCGGCAGGTTCAGGAGCTGCTGGAAAGCGCGATTGGCGTGCCTTGCATGATTTCCTGCAGCGAAAACGCCGACTACTCCGGTCTGAATGTATTCGGGTTTGTGAGCGGCAAGGTGAATTACAAAACGAAGGAAACCAGTGAGGTTTCAATCACTCAGGAAGGTGTAATCTAAGATGGCAATCGAACCAGTACCATATATCGATCCGGCGCCAGTACCAGGCCCTCAGCGCGGTGATGAAAGCACCTTCGATGATCGCATGGACGCGAAAATTCGATGGGATGAGAACAGTGCGCAGCAGTTCGGGGATTTGGCCGACAACGTTGCACATAATGCTGGCGAGGCTCACAACAGCGCTGTCGCAGCGGATGACAGCGCCATCTCTTCCGGCAACTATGCGGCGGCGGCACAGGACAGCGCAATCGATGCCGCAGACAGCGCTGATGCCGCGAATGCCAGCGCGACCAATGCCAGTAACAGCGCCGACGCTGCCGCAAACTCCGCCGCTGGCATTGCCGCTTCCAGCACGACATCGCTGGCCGTCGGTGCGGGCACCAAAGTGTTCACGGTGCCCGCCGGGAAGCAGTTCCTCGCCAGTGTACCGATGGTCGCGGTGAGCGCCAGCGACCCGACCAAGCGCATGTTTGGTTCGGTGCAAGACTACATTGGCCCGACGCTGACGCTCAACATCACCAGTTTCGATGGCACGGGTACTGCCAACGACTGGAACATCTCGCCGTCTGGCGCCAAAGGTGCCACCGGCGGCACTGCCGGCGGCCAACTCACCGGCGCGCTGGATGAGCTGAAGGGTTCGGACCTGGTGGCGGCCAGCACAGTTGACCCGTGGTCGACCGGCGGCAATCTGATGAATCTCACTGGAAATGCCGCTATCACGGCTATCGCTAATGCTCCACAGGCCGGGGCGAAGCGCACTCTGCTGGTAACTGGCACGCCGATGCTCACTAGCAATGCCAGCATCATAGTGAAAGGTGGCTCTGTTGCATTACTGCCAGGCGACGAGGTTCAGATTCGCGCAGAGACGACCACAAAGTTTCGCGTCACTGTTTTTCGTGCCGCCGGTGCTGGAACCACCATGATGATGGCAGTGATAAGCACGTCCGGTACTTTCACCATTCCTGCAGCGAGTTTTGAAGTGGAGGTGCAGGCAGGCGGCAATGCTGCGAAAGGTTCCCAGCAAGCCCAGGGGACTTCCGGCGCCGATGCTGGATGGTGTGGTGTGCGCCGGTACCAAGGCGCCACAGTTGGGGCTACCGCGACTGTCGTGGTCGGGGCGGCTGGTGTCGGCGCCTTCGGCGATCCGACTGTAGCCGGAGGAAACTCCAGTTTCGCGCTACAGGGTTTCACCACCCTGTCGGCGAGTACAGTGGGGGTGACGAATGCCGACATGACTTATGCCGGCCAGAAAGGGCTTGGCGGACAGAATATTACGGTCGGCGCGATTTGGGGCGGCGTAGGAGGGAGCAGTCGTAATGGATTTGGTGGCGATGGTGTGAACGGCAATCCGAATGCTGTGGGATACGGCGCGGGAGGCTCCGGAGTGGCTTCGGGGATTGGTGGAAATGGCGCGCCAGGCGTTGTTATCGTGCGTTGGATGCAATAAGGAGATGAAAATGGATTTACTGCCCCCCAATACGTGCTCTGCGGACGATCCAGTCATGGATGCCGTGAGAATCTTTGATCAAGATGGTGTGATTTTGAACACCGTTCGAGCCACCGTATGTAATGCGAATTGGTTGTGCGTGGCTATACCTCTTCTCGAGATGTACCCGGGAGTTACTTCCTGTACTTGGCAGGAAGTGGTGCCTGAAGATCCCGTTGAGGTGTGAGCGAAGCCTTTGCGCTGAATCATCTTCAGCACGCAGCAATTGCTGATCGCAAATCGACGTTCCAAACACCCCGCCGCAGCGGGGTTTTTATTGTCCAAAGAAAGGCGTACATGCCAGAGGAAGATCGAAAGCTCACTGACGCCGACATCGACGCAATCGTCGATCGGCTGGAAACGAAGGTCACTGAACGGTTCTACGGCGATCTTGGCCGTGGAGTATGGGGCGTGGTCTGGAAGGCCATTGTCCTCGCGATTGTAGGCATCGCCGCCTACGGCTCTATGAAAGGCATCAAATGAAAATCCTGAAATACGTTACGCGTCATCGCTCGCTGTTCCTGTTCGGCGGCGCACTGCTGGCGGCCTGGGCTTCGCTCGAATCCGATCCTGATCACGGCTGGGCCACGGCGCTGGGCGGCCTGTCGATCCTGCAGGGCATCTGGGCAGTAGCCGCATCGCACTGGGCGCGCAAGGCGCTGCTGGACTACCCGGAGGCGGACATGCGCAAGCTGTTCACGCGCGCCGGCCAGGAGGCCACTGGCGCCGGCCTGGCGCTGATCGCGATGGCCATCATCCTGGCGGCGCTGATGCTGGTGTTTTCCCCTCGAGCGCATGCAGCGGATTTGCCGGCCAGCGCGGTGAAGTACCTGCCGGCGCTGAAGGCTGAGCAGGAGCGCCTGTGGCCCGACCATCCGCGCCCGGCACTGCTGGCTAGTCTGGTCGAGCAGGAGTCGTGCATTACACTGCGCGCGCGGGGCTGCTGGAACCCTGGCGCGCAGCTGAAGACGGCGCGCGAGGAGGGCGCCGGCGTCGGCCAGATCACGCGCGCCTATCGCGTCGACGGTAGCGTCCGCTTCGATGCGCTGGCCGGCCTACGCGATCAGTACAGCGCCGAGCTGGGCGCGCTGACCTGGTCGACCGTGTATCAGCGGCCTGACCTGCAGTTCCGTGCGCTGGTGCTGATGTCCCGCGATTCGGCGCGTCAGTTCCGCACGGCGCCGGCGGCGCTGGAGTTCGGCGATGCCGGCTACAACGGCGGCCCGGCCGGCGTGCAGCGTGAGCGCCGCGCATGCGCGCTTGCGAAGGGCTGCGACCCTGGCCAGTGGTTCAGCAACGTTGAATTGCACTGCCTGAAGTCGCGCGAGCCGCTGTACGGCGGCCGGTCGGCGTGTGACATCAACCGCGAGCACGTGCGCAACGTGTTCCAAGTCCGGCCAGCGAAGTACTTCACCGCGTGGGCGGCCCTATGAGCTTCATCAAGGATCTGATCACCTGCGCCGATGGTGAGTCCTACGACATCGGCCGCGTGTCGTGGGTAGTGGCGACCGGGGCCGTCCTGGTCGCCGCCGCGTGGAACGGCTGGCATGGCACCGCCATCAGCCTGACGGAGCTCGCGGGCGCGCTGGGCGCCGTGGTGGTGGCGCATGGCGCCGCGCTGTGGGCGAAGGCTGCGACGGAGCCGAAGCCATGAGCATCATTCCGTGGTGGTGGAAGTTGTTGGGCGCCGCGGCGTTGGTCGGCGCGTTGGTCGTAGCGAAGAATGCCTACGACGATCATCTCATCGCGCAGGGCGATGCCGCCGGCGCCGCGCGCGTGCAAGGGCGATGGGATAACGCCGAGGCTGCGATCAAGGCGGACGCCCAACGCATGGCCGCCGTTGACACCGCTCGCGCGCGCGCCGAGACAGCGGCGCTCCAATTGAAATTTGACCAGCTGGCCGAACGCCAGCAGAAAGATCGTCTCGACCATGAAAACGATAAACGCATCGCTGTTGCTGGCGCTCTCGCTGGCAACGTGCGCCTGTCAATCGCTACCACCGGCGGAGCCAGTGGTGCGCTACCTGAAATCGGAGCGGTCGAAGGTGCCGGACCTGGAATCGGCACTGCGCGAGAAGCGCGAGCCGACCTCCTGCCGGAAGCTGCTGCAGCTGTTCTCGGCATCGCCGGAGATTACGGACAGCTTGTGCGGGACTATAACAGCCTCCTCGGCCGATTCGACGCCGCTCGCGCCACCTGCAACGCCGAGTGAATAGGCACCGGTTGCGCTAGCGCAAATACACTGGTGAGTTGGACGAGGTTATTGCAGGATGCCGGTAGCTAACTGAGAAGCGTCGTGATCCACGCGATATCAACATTTTTTGCGAGCGACACAGCCTTATTCGCAAAGTCTAAACTTTTTCCCATGCGATCGAATAGGCTGTTTTTCTTCACTACGTCCAATTTCTTATCTTCTGGGGTGCTTTGAAGTTCTTGAAATAACCTTGCCAGTGCTTTGGGATCGGTATCTGCGGGCATACCAAGTTGCTCAAATATAGAGATGCTATTGGACACACTGATGGCTGCACCGCCGGTATTTTGGACGTGGACGTGTTGAAAGTCGACGTCATCGTTAGATTGAATTTTGATGCCTTCCTGTCCAGTGTGATTGATTGTGACATTAGTAAATGTGATTTTTCCCATTTTTTCTCCGTGCGTTTTGGACGTTAAACTAGACCTGCGTTTCTTATTTTGTGCGAGTATTAACGGCGCAATACCGTTTCGTCGCTCATAGCAATCCTATTTGTACATCTGCGGTAGGCGTCAACGGCGCCTGCTTCTTGGCGCGCGGCGGCACCGGGAATTCCCACGCGCGCATCAGTTCGGCGGGATAGGGGCGCAGGAAGCTGCGCGCGAACTCTGGGTCTGTGCAGCCCAGCCACTCATCCCACTCCATCTGCGGCACGATCACCAGCGCGCGCTTTTCGTCGTCCGGCTTGTGGAAGCGCTGCATCAGCGGGTGTTCGTCAGCGTTGATCGTCAGTTGCGTGAATGAATGCTCTGGCCCGGTCTCGCCGTCCCATTCCCGCCACAGGCCGGCGACGGCAAACATCGACTGGTCTGCCATGCCGATCCCCCAGCGCACCGCCTTGCCGCTCTCGTAGTTCGGTTCGTAGAACGCGGTCATCGGCACCAGGCACAGCTGTGACTTCTTCCAGGCGCCGGAGAATGAGCGCAGCTGGCCGACTGTTTCAGCCCGCGCGTTCATCGTGTCGAACGGGCGCACGCCGGCGGGGATGCGTTTGCGCGGCACCATTCCGTAGCTGGCCAGCAGCGCCTCGCGGTCCCCGTCGGCGCTGCGGCGCACGATCGGCGCGCCATAGTCCTTCCAGGTCTCCGTGCGCCAGAAACCAGTGTCGTGCAGATCGATGCTGACGCCCATGACAGCTTCGAGCAACTCAGGTTCGGGCGGGCGGAAGTTGACACACATGGCAGACCTTCAGGGCATATTGGCTTTGTAATAATAGCGCTTTTCTCGCTCGATGATTATACTGTGTGCATGTACAGTATATAGGTTTGGGGAAATATGAAAGCGTGGGTGTCTCGGCGCAGGGACGACGGCGCGGTGTTGGCTACGCCGCTGCCGGTGGTGGAGGGCGCGTTGCTGCTCGAACTGGTCGTGGTAGAGATCACGGAAGAGGGAAACCGCCGTCCAATCAAGGTGGCCAGGCTGAAGCCCATCGGCGAGCAGCGCATTCTGGCGCAGATCAAGCTCCCCGCCCTGGTACAGCTGAAAGACTGGAAGATGGTGCTGAGCGGCATTGAAGAAATCCGCGACGAATATGGGCACATCCGCAGCGTAGCGCAGACGTGGCTTTGTGAGTTGCGGCCGCCCGAAACGGCGGTCGGGTTCCGCATAAAAGAGATGTACACCTGTGGGGTCCGCGTTCCACGCGGCGCGCTTCACCAAGCAATCAGCAATCGAGGAACGATTGTGGTGACCGGCGGCCACTCCAACGCGCTCCAGCGGCATACCACATGCGCCGAGCTGCATTATTACCAGATATCGACCTTTCCCGCGAAGCGGCTGATCGATTGCCATATCGAATTCATGTCGGAAAACAGCTTCGGCCTGGGCGGCCTGTCCGTCCGCGAGGCCTATGAGGATCGTCCGCAGCGCATCGAGCGCAGCGGTTGGTTGTGCGAGTTCGACGTCACGGAGCGGGAGTTGACGAAGTCGGAGTATCGGATGTTGAGATAGGACGCTACGCGCGGCGTAACTTTCGGCGTAACTTCTAAGAACCGGCAGCCGCGCTCATAGGGAAACTGTACTGCTGCATCATCGGTACATATTTCATCGAGTGTATTTTTCGTGCTCTAGCATTTATAAAACCGGGATCTTGAAATCGACTTTACACGCGCCGCACCGGCCCCACCATTCCACGCCACGCACCACCCAGCCGGTCATGTTTCCCTCCACCTTATCCACGCTCCGATGTGGATTTCGCATAAAAGGGAAGTCATCCTCGGACACATCAAATACTGCCGTTGTATCGCAATGCGGACACTTTACATCAAAGCTATAACGATCCCTGGCGGCCATCTTGTCTCCTTTAGTGGATGATCGGACTTGTATAATTTGAGGTTGGCAAACACCATTTTAAGCGGCTTCCAGAGCGCTAAAAATATCACTGTATATTATACGTCTATCGAGCGAACCCGCATGAATGCTACATCCTAGTCGTTCACGTTTCAGCATGGGGTGCACGGGGTCGGAGGTTCGAATCCTCTCGCCCCGACCAACAAAATCAAGAACTTAGGCCAGCCGCGCAGCTGGCCTTTTTCTTTTCTAGGTTTTGGTGTCCGAATAGTGTCCGAAATTGCGCCGTTTTACCTCGGTTTTTATCACATCATTCTGGACAATTGATGGTTCCAAGTCGGAAAGTTTACTTATAATCAAGTAGTATTTTGTTAGCCCGGCTTTTGCTGCGGCATGCGATCAACCCGACTCAGAGGAGCACCTAATATGGCAACCAGCAATCCAGCAAATTCCCGACCTACTCCAGGCTCGGAAGGCATGGCACAAGACCACGCTCCGCGTCCAGCTACACATAAGCCAGCACCACCTCCGCCTGCAAAAAAATAGCCATGAGCGATTTTGAATATCTGTACGGACTGCGTTGCAATGTGCGTCAGCGTGCGCTTGCTAGCCATGGCCACTGACGCGATGATCAGCAGCCTGAGTCGGTTGCACGTGTGGGCTATTTATCGTTCTTGTAGCTTGGCGAACGTCTGGAACTTCCCGAATGCCTCTCTGGCCGATGTGTCTATCGAGGCCCGGATTGAACTAGCGGCAAAGCTCCGCCGTAACATCTGCACGGCGGTACTGTTCTAGGGAAAGATGCTAGAATAGTTGCCCATCTGTAAAAACATTGAGGTGAAGATGAGGCCGTCAAATGAGCAGTTTGCTGCCGCTTTCGACTCGTTGGCAAGGAGTATGCCTGACAAACGTGCGTTGTCACATGATAAGCTTGAAAATCACGAGTGGTTGGGTGAGGCAGCTGGTCTGATTCAATTGGCAGATCCACTTAGAGCTGTCTCGTTTAAAGCTGACGTTGAAAGACTGCACAACTCGGGATATATGCCGCTCGAGATCGCGCAGAGGATTGCTGTCACCGTTATGCAATTTCGCACAGAATTTCGCTTAAAAACCATGGGGCCGCTGACTGTTGCGTTTGAATCCGGGCAGCAGTTCAGTTATTTTGACGAGATTCGACAGATTCTTGAAGCTGCAACATCGGACGTCTTGGTCGTTGATCCATATCTAGGTGCTGACTTCATCTCGAGATATTTACCTCATGTTAAGCCAGGAGTGCCGGTTCGACTGCTTGTGCAAAATCAAGTCAGTCAGGTGCGTTCGGCCGCAGAGATGTTTTCAGTGCAGCATGGAACCGCCATTGAAACCAGACGATCAGATGGCCTTCACGACCGGTATATCTTTATCAATGGCACCGAATGCTACCATAGCGGCGCAACCTTCAAAGACGGTGCTGTCAAGTCACCAACTACGCTTACGCAAATCACCGATGCATTCGAAGCCGTTCGCTTGACGTACGAAAATGCTTGGTCCAGCAGCAAGCAATGATTTTTAGATGTTTTAAGGCTGCATTTAGCTCTATTATCATCGACGCATAGGCGGTCTTTACACGCCCGAAGAAAAGAAAGCCCACCGCCGCAAGGTTGTGGGCTTTTTTGTTTAGCTTTCTTTTGTCTTTGACTGGCCTGCGCGGTAGATCGCTTCCGTCAGATGAGTAAGCATCGTAGTCAAGTAAAGTGAATCTTGCTTTGCGGATTCATCGGAGGAGAGCCCTGAGCCCTTCGCGCCCAGAAGCTTAAGCGATTCGTTAGACAATGCTGATTTAACGATTTCTGCGGCTATTTCCGCCGCCCGGTACGGGCAAGTGACATGTTTTTCTCCTTAGTTTTGGAGTTGCAATGTTAGCACTAACTTGCGGGCGTAGCTCAATGGGCAGAGCTGAAGCCTTCCAAGCTTATGACGAGAGTTCGATTCCCCCTTCGCTGGCTCTAGCAGACGGGGACCGATGCGATGATCAGCAGCTTGAGCCGTCTGCACGTGTGGGCGATCTACCCGTCGTGCAGCTTGGCGACGGTGTGGAACTTTCCAAACAAATCTTTAGCTGAGGTTGCCGTTGAAGCCGGAGCCGAGCTTGTTGTGAAATTGAGAAGAAACTCATGCACCAGCTTGATTTTTTCATAGTGAGTTGGGTAAATGGGCGATACTTGTTAAACGGATAAAGTCTGTTTTTTCATATGCGGAGGAGTGGTATGGTCGTCAGCCGTTTTTCAACGCTACGCGAAAAGGTCTTACGTAGGCGATTGGTTCGCCATTCTTATTTTATTGGTCATTCTTACTTAATTGCTTTTGCTGTATCTGGTCTGACGTTTATCTCTATGGTATCGGAGTTGAGAAATACTTCGAGAATTGAGCCGGCAGGTTATGTATTTTTTGCTTCGCTATTAGCTCTACCATTTGGAATTGCTTATTTGGTACGGGCATTTTCTCGAGTGACTAGCATTTCCGAAATCAATATGGGAGGTACGCCGAAATACAGGTGCAAGCTAGCGATTATTTATTTACGAAGCAGAGCTCGACATCTACGTGTTTTTGCGTTACTGATGCTAGTCTTAATGTTGGTGGCGCTTGGAGGGGGGATATCAATTTTCCTCTCTGCGGATAAAAACGCCCAGAATGAAAACTCGCAGCAATTTATCGATTTAACCGAGATGAGGGGGCGAAACAAGGCGTTTATTAAATTTGCAGAATTAATTGAGCTGTCAAAAGGCAAGGACGTTCTCGATAAAGGTAGCTTTGAAGATTTAATGAATGCCTTAAATTCGTCGTCTTCACCTCAAGATCCTTTTAATAGGATTGCAAGAATGAATCCATGTATAAATCAAAAAATAGCCTGTTGGGCTGTGATGAAGGAAAAATATGCGCAAGAGTTGAGTGATAGCGATAGTGTTGTGAAATTTATAGCTAACAAGCCAGAGGAAAGCGTTTATAAATTTTGGATTTCTACGTTAGGTGTAAAAATTGGATCAATTGCTGTAGTTCTGTTTTTAGTGCAGTTGTTGAGTAGCCTTTATCGTTATAATATTAGAATGGCAGCCTATTACGATGCGCGTGCTGATGCGATATTGCTTTCGGGTGCACTTGCACTAGATTCGTTGAAGAAGTTGTCGGAGATACTTTCTCCGGAAATGCTCGATTTTTCAAAGACTCCTGAAACTCCGTGGGAAAAAATTATCGAAACGGCTGGAAAGCTTACCGGTAAGAAGGACTAGTGGCAGGCAGAACAAGATAGGTCGCAATGATTGAGATTGCCTGCCGGGCAGTTGTAAACCTGATTGAGATCTGTTATTGTACGCGCATAGGCGAACTTCGTTCGCCTAAAGAAAAGCCCACCACCGCAAGGTCGTGGGCTTTTTGTTTTGCAGCCGCGATTGCGATGTTTCCATGGAAGTCGGTCTGACCGTCGCCGAAGTGCATTCTCGTATCCGTTGGGTTCGCATCTGTATGGCGCTGCTCCTATTCCAGGATGACATGCGCGTCGCGACCGAGATCGCCGGCACCAAACAGCGCCGACCAGCGCGCTGGGAGTGCTGACAACCAGGAGAAGATATGACTCATACCACCAACACCATGCGCGCCAAGTTGCAGGTCAGCGAAGTTCAATCAACCGCTACCAGCGAGCGCCTGACCTTCCGCGCGGTTGGCAAGGCCGGCGGCTATCCTGCTGATGGCAGCGACGAAGACAACAGCTTCGCCCGCTGGACACCATCCGCCGAACTGACGATGACCGTGAATAACCCAGCTCTGCTGGGTAAGTACAAGTCGGGTGACAAGTTCTACGTGGACTTTACGCCGGCTCCGTAATACCTGCGGGCGTAGCTCAATGGTAGAGCTACTGCCTTCCACGCAAGAGACAAGGGTTCGATTCCCTTCGCCCGCTCCAACAAAAGAGGTAAGTATGCAAGCGATCCATCACCGTGACCTGATCATCCGGGCGGTGCGGGAGCGCGATACTCGCACTTTGGATAGGCTCATCGCGCAGCTTGTTGATGCTGAGCGCGCACGAGAGATCCTTCGCGCCAAGGGCTACGGCGCCACCGGCATGACTGCCAGTGCTGTTGCGGCTTCCGTGCCGGAAGTCTCTATTGTCTAAACCGAATGGAGTAGACTTGATCAATCATAGCGGGAGGGGAGATCAAGTTGGAGAAATACATTTCGATAGTGTGTAACGGACGATTTAGGCGCTTAGCTAAAATTATTGAAAGACCGGACGGGGATCTTATCATTGCGATTTTTGCGGGATTGAATCGAGAAGATTCGGCTACGGATCGGATAAAGGATATCCACTTTTCGGTGCACCAGTCGAAAAAAATACCGCAGGGGAATTTGATTAAAATGACGGTCTCTTCTGTCGAAGAGAGCCCGTTGAAGAACTATGCCTTTACCAGCGGCATCAAGGGGCGAGAAGGATTTTGGCACGTTTTGTCGTATCGCTATACGGGCATGGAAGCAGATTATTTTGATATGCCTGAAGCGGAAGATAACTTTGTGATTCCGATCGGTTTTGAGCGTGAAACGGGAGTTCTCACGTTGGGCGTTTTCGTCGCCGGCGCGGAAGAGGAATTTCTTACCGATAGCGAGTTTTACACGCACTCCATTATTACGAAGCACTTTAATGTGACGCTGTTGGTTGCGATTAGTAATTTAGGTGCACTTCCGTTTGGTAATTTCTACGTGCCCAAAACGTTCAATCCTCTCGCGCCCACGGATGGCATCACCACCGAGCAGGCGTTTAAGCTGATGCGTGGTGTTTCCGCCGATGTCTGCGTTAAGCGATTTCGGATTTCGGTGATCAAAATGTTGTTGAACTCGTTGGAGAAATTATTGCAACAATGTAATTTGCACGACGTTGCGATTTCAGATGAAGGCCTTGCGAACCTCAAATATAAATACCGAAAACTCGAATATCAAATGTATGACCTCATCCGGGCGTCACCAGAGGATTACCCGCTTGAACCTAATTTGCCTCCAGACTACTCGGTGAGGCCAAATTCTCCGATTCTATTGCGCTTTAAAAATTGACGGCCAGTCCGAAATTTTTCTAAGTACATGATTGCTACTGCCGCGACGCATGCTGAATGCTGGCGGTTTTTTATTTGAGGTACACATGACTGTCCGCCTGTTGAAGCCCTACGCCCAACGCCCGGCCAACGCCATTGCCACGTTTGACGCGAGTGTCGAGGCAGGTCTGATTTCGGCAAACCAAGCCTCGGCGGATCTGACTGGCGGCGTGAAGTACTTTGTCCCGCGCCCTGGGCTGGCGTTGCAATCGAAGCAGATCGCAGTCGGCGCGGTGGCGTTGAAAATGGAAGAGCAGACCACGGTGGTATTGCCGGAGGGGCAGGTCTTGTTGGTGACTGGCGCCGCCTCGACTGTTGGCACCGTTGCGCGCAGCGGAAGCTCGGACACTTGGGTTGTTGGCGTCGGTGCACTTGCGCCGATCGGCCCGTATGCAGGAACGCATAAGTTCAGCCTCACTTGCGATAGCGGGAGTATTGTCGCAAGGGTGCAGGACGCAGTGCTGAACTTGTCGGGCGGCAGTGCGGTGGCCTTCAACGCCACAATCCCGCTGTCTGGAAACAACACGATGTCGAAGCAGGCTGTAAGTGGGCCAATCGCATTTGCCCCGGCGGCAGACCCTGTGCCTGGCGCGTCGTGCATCGCGATTTTGATAGCAGATGGCGTAAATGCGCCGACCTTTACGGGCGGCTTCGCCGCGGGCGATGCGGAATGGGCAAGCTCACTCGGTTACGCGAACATCGCCGGCTATACGAACGTGATCCAGTTCTGGTACGACGGCGTTGGCTATCGCTACTCGATCTCTCAGCCTGCCAGACAAGTGGTCAGCGACACCACGGCACCGACTGCCACGGCGGCCGCCGTCGCGAACGCAACGCCAACCATTGTGGCGCTGACGATGTCCGAGGCGCTGGACGCAGCCAATGTTCCAGCGGCGTCGGCCTTCACGGTCAGCGGTCACGCAGTGTCGGCGGTAGCCATTTCTGGTGCTGTCGTCAACCTGACGGTGAGCACGCCGTTCGTCAATGGTGAAGCGGCCCGCACGCTGGCATATACGCAACCTGGGGCGAATGGTCTGCGCGATGCCGCTGGAAATCTTGCCGTCAGCTTTACCGGTCGCGCGATCACAAACAACGTTGCGGCTGCCGACACCACCGCACCGGTGATCCAGTCGGCCAGCATCAACGGCGCGACGCTGACGATGACCTATAACGAAACGCTGACGAGCAACAACCCGACGCCGGCAGCATTTGGGCTGGTGCTCGATGGAGGCGCGGCAGTTGCGCCAACAAGTGCAGTCGCGTCCGGTACGAACGTCGTCTTGACCTTTGCCGCCGCTGCGACGGCTGGTCAAGTTGCCACCCTCGGCTACACCCCTGGGGCTGTCGCGATCAAAGATGCTGCTGGCAACAACGCAGCATCGCTGGTCGGGCAGGCCGTGACCAATGGCACGCCGTCGGCGGGGGCAACTGCTGGGCGGCTTACTTCCTTGCTGCGCATGACGGAGGCGGGTTCGGTAGCGCCATACACTTACACCGGCACGGGTGGTGAATTTTCAGATTCAAACGGGGTCGATGGTGAAGGTCGCTTGACTGTAGCCTTCCAAAATGGCGTTGATGGGTCGGTAACGATGCAAGCGCTGACCACGCCGGTGGCTATCACTGACAAAATTCGTATGTAGCGTGGCGTACAGCCATGTCAACCCTGTCGTTGTAGCGCATTTGAGCTACAACGATTTTGTTTTCAATTGAATAATTTTGTGTAATATTGGCAAGTTTCATTCTATATAATTCAATCGAGGGGATCATGGTGAAAATTTTACTCAGGCTGGCTGCGCTGGCGCTTACCCTTTTTGCCGGGGCCACCGCCCAGGCAACCACCTTCAATTTTTCGTACATCTTTGGTAACGGCACTGCCGTCACGGGATCGTTCGATGGCACGGCGAACGGCAATCTGGTCACCGGCCTGTCGAATATTTCGGTAGAGCTCAATGGCAAAGCGTTTGCAGGCAACGGCTCCTTGGTGGCGGCCGCCTTCGATCGCGATAATTACAGTTGGTACAACAGTCCGGTGGTTTCGTTCAATGGCCTTGAAAGCAATTTCGGTTTCGCCAATGGTGACATTAACTCCAGCTACACCAACGTTTTCCTGATCATTCCCTATGCCACGACCACCACTGATTTTGCCGAGGTAACCACGCCAACGATCGACGTGGCGGAGGAGGCCGGACCGACCACCAGTATCCAGGCCAGCTGGCACCTGCAAGCCGTGTCGCCGACCACCACGGTACCGGAACCGGAAACCTATTGGATGCTGTGTTCAGGACTAGCCTTGATGGGGGTGGTCGCACGTCGCCGCCAGCAATCCTGATCGCGCAATGTTGTGGGCAAAAAGGCCAATCCGCTAAACCGGATTGGCCTTTTTAATTTATGGCGAACAATCCTTCGGCGCCTTTGACTTCTCTGTGAAGTTCCGCACGGAATTTTTTCTTATTTCAACTAATCTGTCACTAATTTCATATTTTCAGTCACTAGCGAGTAAATCGCGTTGGTGCCAAGATATCGCCATGGGAGACATTCACCGAAGTCAATATCGAATGCCGTTTTCGCTCTTTGAGAAACTGAAGGCGGAGGCGGACAGAGCCGGCCGCAGCGTCAATGCTGAATTGGTCGGACGTCTGGAACGCACGCTGTTGGGCAGCTCGAACGAGATCGATATCCGTCATATTTTTGAGGCGCTGGAGCGACTGTCCGCACGCAATCCGGACATGCGCTACGCGTTCAGCTTTAATCTCGGCGGCGAACTGGAAGGCAGCTCGCCCCACATTCAAAACGGCAAGTGGACCTTGCCGGCCAACGAGCCGAGCACCTCGCTCGACTAGTCCTTGCGCTGGCTGTTAGGCTATGATGCCGTATCAAACAACAACAGGGGACGGATATGGCGGACTGGGATTGGAGCAGCACCTCGGCGAGGGAATCGCTGGTGCTTCCGCGCGTGGACGCGCTGGCCATCTACGAAAACAGCAACGGCGAAATCGTGCTGCGGCAGCAGGGCATGGACGGCCACGACGACAGCATCGTCATCATCCCCAAGGCGCAGGCGCAGGTGGTGATCAACGCCATCGCGAGCATGCTGGGCGATAAATAACCGCCCTGGTGCATCAGCTATCCTGGACTAGGTCTGCGGCGCTTCATCGTCAAACTTCATGGACATAAGGTGCCCCCCGGCTGAAAGCCGAGCGACTCGGCTTTGACGATGGTGGTCGCCTGCGGCAGCGGAAAGTGGATGCCGGTCAGCGGCAGCAAGGGCTGGTAGGGCACGGCTTGGCAGTCGTCCGCGCCCGGCGCGCAGATGCGCACGCGCACCAGGCGGATGCAGCTGTCGCCGTAGGGATTGGCGACGCACTGGATGCGCGCCCGCGCCGGACAGGCCGGCAGGCTGGCCGCCGGTATCGGCGTCATGGTCATGCTGCCGCCCGAGGCGCGCGCCAGCGACAGGTAATCGATGCGGACATGCGCATCGGTGACCGGCGCGCCCAGCAGCAGCGTGCCCGGCGCGTCGCGCAGCACGGCCGCCTGCCGCACCTGGTTCATCACCCCCGGATCGCTGAAGTCGCTGACGGCGGCCAGCGCCGCCGCGCGGCGCGTCGCTTCCTGCAGCGTGTTGAGCAGGTACACCGCGCGCGCCAGTTCGACCACGAAGAACATCGCGCTGAAGAAGATCACCGCGCACAAGGCGAATTCGGCGGCGGTGGCGCCGCGCTGGCGCTTAGTTGCCCACATAGCGCATGGTGTGAGTGGCCGAGATCGCCTGGTCGACCAGTTCCGGCGCGAGGTCGAACATCGGGTTGCTCACCTTGATCTGCAGGCTGACCGTGACCGTCGATGGCACGCTCAGGCCGGCGCATTGCATGCCGTCGCACAGGATCGACAAGGCCATGGTGGTCGGATCGAACCGCCCCAGCTCTTCCACCACAATCGCCTGCGCCACGGCCAGTTCGTAACCGACCATGGCGCTGCTGTTCATATTGCGCACGCTGGCGCTGGCGATGTAGCGCGCCGCGTCGTGGCTGGCCTTCTGCGCCAGTTCGTAGTTGTACAGCAAGCGGCCGTAGAACAGCAAAAAGGCCGCCACCGGGAACAAGAAGCCCAAGGTCAGCGCCAGTTCCAGCACCACCGCGCCGCGCGCCGTGCGTCGCGCCTTCATCGCTGCAACTCCACGGCGCCGCCCAGCGCCGACAGCGGGACGGCGCCGGCGAATTCCGCGCTGAGACTGCTGGAGGTGGCCGGCACCGTCATGAAGAAGCGCCCCACGCCCAGCACGCTGGCGCTGGTGATGGCGCCGGCCGCCACTGGACAGTCCAGCAGCGCGACGTTGAGCACGCGCCGCCTGGCCACGCCCGGCTGATGCTCGGCGGCGGGAGCGAGGAAGTTGCCGCTGCTGCTGGCCTGGCCATACGGCGCCAGTGTCAAGGACGACGTCGGATAGCCGTTGGCTGTCGGTGGTCCCGGTGTGTACAGCTTGGCCCAGTAGCTGGGCGGGAAGCCGTTGT